AGATGCACATATGACCAACGAGGACAATATGCAAGACAAAATGCAAGAGTGGACTCTAAGAGAGTTTCAAATATATTTTGGACACGATACACAAACTAAGGTGCAAGACTAATGGATATTGATTTCTGGAATGAGGTAATCATAGGCAATAAACCTTATGACATACACCACTATTCTGAGGACGGAGTGAACTTAGAGGTCACTATATATTGTATTGAGATTCAACCAGACGGCACTAAGAAAACGATTGTTGACTGTTGGGAAGATAGCTTTGTTCTATCTGATAAAAAATAATGGAATTAATACTAATAATTATATTAATAGCTTGTTATCTATTTGAAGATAACAATCCTAACTAATTGCACTTTCAACAACATTAATAGTCCCTCTAACAAGGTGGCCTATCATATTATTTTTTTTGATCTCACGATAAAGATCATATAAAAAGAAAATTAATCTCCCGACTTATTTTCTATTACTGCTCCCGACTTACTTTCAATAGCCTTAGTCCCGAGCAATTGCTGTAACCTTCTCTCTACCTCTGACCTATCCATCTGATCTATCTTGCCGTGTAATACTTCCCGACGATCTACAATAAGGCCCCCGACTTTCAAGAGTAATCCTTGAGCCTGAATCGCGGCATTATAGGCTCCCGACGACCAAGCATCATCCCTAAGTCTATATAAGTCTTCTACAGCCTTATCATGGGTTAGCTCGAACTTCTGTTTAGCTTCCGACATTAATCTTTCATACTCAGACCTTACATGATCGTATTTGTTACCTTCATGCATGTATCTCCCGACTACAATAGGATTCTTATACCCTGCTTTTTTGGCCGCTTCAGCCCATGTAAGTTGTGGGTCATTGACTGCATTCCACACAAGAAGCCTTTGTCTCTTAGTAAGATTCCTTTCATCTGTGTTCACATATTCAATAGGCATATCTTCTACACCTTCTTCTAATGTTTTCTCGACCTTAATCTTTTTTCGTATGTTGTTGTTGTTTGGCATTTAGCAATCTAACTCCTGGGTGTCGTTTTACAAATCTTACTACATCTGCTCGTTCAAGCAAATCTATAAGATATTGCGGTAATTTGTTTCTTAATTCTTTTTTTAGTTTTGTCATATATAAAATAGTTTTGTCACACTTTTGTCAGAGAACCTTGACAAAAGTAAGAAGCCTGTAATATAGGGCTGTAGAGAGTAATAATATATATAAATAAGAGTATATATATAGTTTTGTCATACATTCTTATACTCCCCCTTTCATATTACTCATTCCGTGTTGAATTGTTCCGACCCTTTTACCACTTAGACCCATTCCTTGACAAAACTGCCAAAACGCCAGAAGCATACGCAGTAAGTGTTTCAAGCCAATAGTTTTGTCATTCTGTATCGTCGTCTGTGACAAAACCCTCTTGAAAGATAGAATTGACGCTTTTTTTAATACCAAAGCAACTCTCTAGAACTTCATCAATAATATCTAAGCCTTCCTCTGGAGAATCAGAATAACTTAATAACTCACATACTCCGTATGTAAAAATTAAGCTCGCCGTTTCTTTAGGGGAAGCCCCTCTTGTTGCGAAGTCTAGGAATAGATTGTCTAGTCGTTCTTTAGCTTCTAGATGTGTAGGAGCGGGACGCTTAGATGCGAAGTCAATGATCTTTAAATGTGACATTCAATTAGTATAGCAAAAAATAAAGGGATATGCTTTGCCTTGCAAGGACTGCGTTACTTAGTCTGGCGCCCACTGTTCCAGATACATATCAGCACTTCTATTGTTTATACAAGCCGAGTGACTGCCTGTTCGCGATTAATCTCTATGCTTATAGTATTGTGAGTCAGTATGCTCTCTCCACGACTGCTCCAAGTGAGGGCCATGTTCTAGTATCCAGTTATCTGACACTTCTCTTAGCTTCTTCATGCCGTCGCAGAACTGTTGAAAGTCCTCGCAACCTTCTTGCAATACTTCTTCTGCGGCACATTCCGCATCTATTAATAAGTCTTTTAATTTACTCATGATGCTTCCTTTGTTTTGTTGACTGCAAATTGTGCGTCATTTATTGCGTCCTTTAATATATCAGCAAGTTCTGACTCGTATCCCTCGGCTTGAAATATAAGGCCAATTGCTAAATTGTTTACTAATAAGTAAGAACCTAATAAAGGGTCCATTTGTTCTTCGTCTTTATTACAATTCTTACCATACTCAGATAACATCTCAACCGCTAGGTTAAATGCTAATTCGTTATTCTTCTCTATGCCTTGTTTCTCTTTCTTTGTCATATTCGTCTCCATAAAATAAATATACATTAAGTATAAGCAAATATGTTTACATGTCAAACAATTTACTATATTATTTAATAATAACTTTTGGAGAAGTATAATGAAAGCAGATAACAATGACATGGTAGATACTGCAATGGCAATGATAGGAGCTATAAATAAAGAGTATATCAATACCCTTGTTAAGACAAAGCCAGAGCCAAAGCACTCTTACGAGTTCGGCAATGATCTACTGGCTATTAAGAGACTACAAGCCTTTGTAGAATTTGTGAGGACTCATAACCCCAGTATGTTTGAGAGTGCCTACAAGCATGTTAGTGACACTATAAGAGACAATGAGTAATAAGATAAGATTCTACGCATTTGAGTCTAAAGACGATAAACACGGCGTGAAGTTTGTGCCTTATGACCAGACACCTTTCGAGTTAATTGCTATTAGAGATAACTTTGATACCAAGGGAATGTTTAGTAAAATGAAAGCTAACACAGAAGGATATCTTCCTACCTATAATCCAGATAAGAATTATTCAGGAAACTTACAGGACTTACAGGCTAAATTAGGATACTGGCCTATACCTTTGACACATCAATTTGTGTATGAGGATATAGAAATACAATACGACGAGGTTTGGACGAAGGAAACTTCCAAGCCAGATTATAAACATAGATGGGATATAGAGGAGTTTAAGCATTTTTATGAGTAAAGGCAGTAGAGACAGGACTAAAGATAAGGACGCTTTTAACGAGTCGTTTGACCGCATCTTTAAAAAGAAAGAAAGACCAATAGAAGAACTAAAGAACGTAACTGAAGAAAAAAAGGAAAATAAACAATGGAAAAAATAGAAGAACTAGAGAATTATAAATCAGAAGTAAGAGGCGAAGCCCTTATATATGCAGACATACCTAACGAGATATACCATTCTGAGGTAGGCGTAAGCAGTAGCACCTTGCGTAAGTTTGGTCATTCGCAATTACATGCAGTTAATGAGGTGCAAAAGACTACTGATGCTATGAACTTTGGTACTGCTGCTCACTATATGTTAGTGGAGGGAGAGGAAGTATTTAACCAAGAGGTAGCTGTATTGATGGGTTCTCCTTATACCAAAATATATAAAGAGAACAAAGCAGACATGTTAGAGCGTTATGACTGCGTGATTAAAGAGGTAGAGCTAAACCATATCAAAGGCATGAAGGCCAATATCATTGATGACTGCAACCAGTATTTACAAGCAGACGGTAAGTTGCCAGAGGCTAGTTTCTTCTGGTATGAGGATAAGATTCTTTGTAAGTGTAGACCAGATTTAATCTGTCCTCCTTTTAAGACTGCTAGTGTTCCTGGTGAGATATATGTTGTTGACTATAAGACAACCAAGTCTTGCGACCCTAAAGAGTTTGCTGATTCAGTTAAGCATTGGGGCTATGACATGCAAGCGGCATGGTATCGTAGAGGTATGCAGAAGGCTGGATACAAGGTTAAGGAGTTTTCTTTTGTTGCTCAAGAGAAACTACCACCTTATGCCAGTAAAGTATTTGTTATTACAGATGAACAGATGGATAATGCTTGGAAACGTATGGAAGTATTCTTAGCTTCTTATAACAAGTACCTAGATGATGGCGAAACAACCATATATAACTCAGACAGTATTGTCACTTTAGATTTAGAGGATTGAATGAAATACATAAGCAACTTAATTAGCAGATTCTTAGAATGGTCACTACGAAGGACTGAGGAAAAGCTAATGAGAAAAAAGAAATGAATGAACTCATTAATGAAATCATAGCTGAGATCAAAAGAGATATTGATCTAGATAATATGATGGCCCTCAGAGACATGCTAACCCTGCTGTTAGAGAATGGAGAGAATAAACATATACTGACTCGCTACCTATCTGAGTTTCCAGAACTACGAGAAGAGTACAAGGACAAGACATGAATGACCCAGTAAATCCAAATCATTATAAAGATGGCGACATAGAATGTATTGATGCAATAGAAGCCAGTATGACTCCAGAAGCTTTTGCGGGTTACTGTAAGGGTAATGTTCAGAAGTATATCTGGAGATACGAAAAGAAGGATGCACTGATCGGCTTAAAGAAAGCCCAATGGTATCTAGATAAACTAATTAGTCTTTATGAAGATTAATAAAATACTCGGCCTCTACAACAGCTAGAGTCTTAGACCTATTCCTTTTAATAATAACTAAAGGTTGATGCACTCCGCAGTTTGCAGATGCTTGATCATAAGCCTTCCATATATTTAAAGCTTCCTGGTTCTTACACTCAATAGAGTAAGGAAAAGCATCTCTCGCTTCTTTAGAGAGAATAACATCTTCTCCACCAGCTCCCATAGATGTTGATTTAACATTCTCTGGGTGTATGTCTAATAATTCTATAAGTTTGTCTCTAACCCATTGTTGGAGTTTACGACCTTTTTGTTTTGCTGACTGTGGCTTCATTTCTTTTCTACTGGTTGATGATATACCATTACTAAGGCATCACATTTGGGACAAGATAGATTAGTTACAATTTCATAATCCTCATTGTCATAATCTTCTCCTGCATGATCGCCGCCCCAGATAAGTTTTTCTTTACAAGACCAACAATTCATAATATCTCCTAAAAGGTGCTAGGTTGGGATGTGAGGTGTATTTTTATGGAGTACATTTCACCCTGAAGACCCCTAGCGGAGCCTATTATTCTATAAAGACGGCTTAGAAGATTCTCCGCTATCTTCTTGGGCCATGCTTGGTGGTACATCAGCTTTCTTCAGAGGAGCTATGCCATCACCTTTAGGAGTTCTAAACGCCACAACTTCGTTAGATGTCTCTCTATATGCAGGGTTCTCGTTCTCACTATTATCTTTTTCAGAAATAGTACAGACCATTACTTTACCCTCTAACTTAGTCGCATCTTCTGGTGGTGTTTGAAGACCACAAGCATTTAACAAACGTTTAAAGTCTGAAGCTGCATAGCCTCTAACCAACTCTTGTTTCTCGCTGTCGTCATTCGTGTACCAAAGACTAAAGTATTTTCTAATCATCCAACCATTAAATTTAGGTTCGTTATGAACCTTAACTACTAGCTTGATGCTCTTGTTACCAGAAGCAGATACGTGTGGTACGCATTCACTAATAATACAATTATAATCACCTTTCGGTATAAAAGAGGATGATTCCTCTCGCTCAGATTCTACGTTTGTAAAATCAATTCCATCAAAGTCAGACATTAGCTTCTCCTTTAAATCCTAACTTGTTAATAATATGCGTCAAGTTAGGTTCCTCAAGGGTATCTAACTTTCCACTCCTGTCCTTAGCGATATAATTAGCGCCAAGATTTGTTTGCAACCAACGTTCGGTTGACTTCTTTCCCTTATCATCTTCAACATCAAATGTTCTTAAACATAAGACTTCATCAAAGAAATAAGGAATTTGTGTAGGCAGTTTAGTACCAACCATCATTGGCTGATAGTGCAACGAACCTGTTGCGTCATCTCGTACTTCTTGCTGTTTAGCAATAAACACAACATGAATAGGTAAGTCTCTAAATCTACGCATAGTTTTAGTCATTATCTGAATAACTTCTCCGTACGCTTTTCTAGGGTCTTTACTTTTCTTTAACTCATTTGCTAAAACAATCTCTGACATTTCTGTCACGCTGTCTAAACAAACAGTATCGTAGTCTAACGTGCCGCTTTCTAGTAGCTGTGCAATCTCTTCTATCTCAGCAGCTTCTTTGACTTCAATAGCAGTCACATTAGTAGCGTCCTTAATAGATAGAAGTCCAGCTTCCATACTAACAACAAGAGTTTTTCCTGGAACAGTCTGACAAAGAGATGTTTTACCAACTCCTGAAACACCATAAACCAAAAGTTTAGCGCCCTGCAATTCGACTAAATCACTGGGACTTTTTATACGACTTATAATATCGCTCATTTTACTTTCTCCTAAAGATAAAATATTAGTATACAGAACAAATTTTCGTCTGTATACTTTTAGTTGAAAATAAATTTATTACAAAAAGCAACTATGAGCGAAGTCAAGAAAGCAAACAAAAAACAATGGTTAGTTAACTATTTATACAGGCAAAGGCAATTAGCTGATAAAGGACTTGAACCTTTATATGCTAACAAACTAGAGCCAGATTACAAGGAGAGAGAAGTGAAACGTATATCTTTATCAGATTATATAGCCTATATAGGCAACGCTGGAGCAGGAAAATTATTTGAATGTTCTGAAGCAACCGCAAAGTCCTGGAGGTACGGCGCACGTCAGCCGTCCATAAGACAGGCTAAGAAGATTATCAAAGCAGCAGATGGCAAGCTAGACTTTGAATCTATCTATGGACCACTTGAAACTACATTTGAAGAATAACAGAAGTGTTCAACGTCAAAGCAACAGCAGAAGACTCTGCGTTGGATTTAGCGCTTGCCTATGCAGAATCAGGCTTTAGTGTAGTTCCGCTCCTTCGTCACAACAAAGTTCCGCCTAGAGAACTTGGTAGTTGGCAGAGATTTAAGAACGAACAACCAACAACAGAAGAAATAACAAGATGGTTTAAAGGTCGTGACGATTTAGTCGTAGCCTTGGTAACTGGTAAGTTCCTTGTTATAGATGCAGATACCCCAGAGGCAGTTATATGGGCTGCTAATAATTTACCTGTTACCCCTCTAAAGGTAGCTACTGGTAAAGGTATGCACTATTACTATAACAATCCAGAAAATTTTACAACTTATGTCGCTCGAAGGGTCGCAGATTATGACCCAGACAAGCTTATTGATATAAGGGGCGTCGGTGGTTTGATTATTGCACCCTACAATATTCATGCTACTGGCGTCATTTATGAACCTCAGACAATACCAGATTGGAAGCTACACGATACAGGTGATCTACCAGATTTTACCCGTGCAGATTGGATTAAGGTAACAGGCGCAGACAAGATAAATGGCCAACCTATATCAACACCTCTATCTCTTGAAGCAGCAGCAGAGGGAAGTCGTAACGACACCGCAGCTAGGTTAGCAGGCTATTTGATTGCCAAAGGATTAAACGTAGACTTTGCGCAGTTCTTTTTACAGTCTTGGAATAGAAGTAACAAACCACCTTTATCTGACTCAGAGATAGCTACAACAGTTAACTCTATTATGAAGACGCATGAGCGTAAGAACCAAGCTGCCCCAGCCTATACTTCTAAGAATAGAGTTATAAAGCAACCAGCTAATCTATATTCTCCTCCAGGTATTCTTAAAGATATCTACGAATACTCAGAGAAGATAGCTCAGATACCTCAGCCAGCACTTAGCTTGCAATCAGCTTTAGGACTAGGTTCTGTTGTTGCAGGTCGTATGTATAAATCAGATATGAATAACTTTTCATCTTTATATTTTATGTGTATCGCTAAATCTGGACAGGGTAAAGAGAATACCAAGACTGTCATTGAATCTATCTTAGATGCTTCTGGCCATGTCGATCTTCTAGCTGGAGATGGTTATACATCAAGTGGTGCTGTCTATAGTTTGCTACGTCATAAACCAACTCATATCACTGTAATGGATGAGTTTGGTAAAAGATTAGAGAGTATAGCTAAGTCATCTAACTCTAATAAAGAAGACGCCCTGCAGGTTCTCATGGAAGCATGGGGTCGTTGTCATGGCACTATCAGACCAGATAACTATTCGCTTATGAATATGTCTAGCAAACAACAGCAAGAAGCTATGGATAGATCAACCATTAAGCCATCAATAACACTAATGGGTATGAGTGTGCCAAAGAACTTTTACGGCGCTTTATCTACAGGAAGAATTGTAGACGGCTTTTTAAATAGGTTTTTAGTTGTTGAGTCTAAGCTCCCAAGAGTTGTTGGTAAGATGGTTCCGTTTATTGAGCCACCTCATAATGTATGTGAGTGGGTTAGAAAGATGAGAGAGACTAACAATGAAATGGAAGAGCTTGCTAAGAACAATTCAGAGATGGACTTTAAACAGCGCGTACTTACTTTTGATAATGAAAGTAAAGAGTTACTAACTACACTTGCTTACAAACTAATAGAAGAACAAGACATATTAGAGAAGGATGGCTTAGAGGTGCTACTGTCTAGAACTAGAGAGAAGTCTATGAGACTGGCTTTGATCTGTGCTTTAGCTGACGACCCTAAGACTACTATTATTAGAGGCGATATAACTAAGTGGGCTATTGATTATGTGTATTACTACGACCAATTACTTGTAGATAACTGTGAAGATAAGGTTGCTGGTTCTGAGACAGAAGGCAAGATCAAACAGGTACTAAGCTTTATTAGGTCTCAAGGTGATATAGGTATTAGTAAGCGTGATATAGATAGACGTGAAATATTTAGAAGTATGAAGTCATACGAGGTTAAAGAGATCATAGAGAGACTTAAGAACTCTGGAGAAATCCAAGAGAAAGATGTTAAGTTAAAAACTACAGGTAGACCAACTAAACGTATTGTCGCAATCGACCCAGAGTTCTTTGAGGACTAAATCATCCTGCCTAGGCTTTGAGTTATATCTTCGTTAGCTGGATTTCCACCTAACAAACTTCTGCTAATAGGCGCTTGATTATTTTGAGCGCCTAAATTTACAGGAAGAAAATCTGGTAAATTAAGTTCTGTATTGATTTGTTGTTTAGCTTCATTTAATCCTTGAAAAGAATCTTCTAGAATATTTCCTACCTCAACCCCTTCTTCTGATTCTAACATTTCTTGAAGTTGGCTAGAGGCCACGTCTCCTACTTGTGATACACCTGATTCAAATTCTCTGGTACCCATAAGTCTTAAAGTTTTTTCAACAAAACGTGTAACTTCTACTATTGAACTTTTATCTGTTTTCGCTAACATACCTACAATTCTTGCATTTCCAAATATTGCCTTGTATAGACCTAATGAAGCAGCAACTGGAAGCAAAGCAACATTGAATATATTTAAAGCTAAAGTAGCAGCAACCATAGTACCAGCCCCAGAACCTCCCTCACTACCTACTGTAGTTCTTAAAGTTCTAGTAAAACTATTTAATCCTCTAGTGACTTCTTTACCAAACATAGCCTCAAGAGTTTCATTGCCATACATTTGTAAGGCTCTGTTTAAATTTCCAGGTTTAAATATATCTGTTAAGTTTGTGTTTCCTGTTTGTACTGAATCTTTTATTATCTGCTCTAATGCTTGTTCTTGTATCTCAACAAATGCGTCATCACTTAATAATGCTTTTACTCTTAATATATCTTCTGAAGATTTAGGTCTAAAGATTGCTTTAACTACATCCTCTGGATTAGACCTTTCTATATTTTTAAAAATTGTGCTTTTGTTTAGATCAGCAAATTCTGAACTGTTTTTTATTTTCGCATTAAGATTTTTTACAAAATTTTCAAAAGGTTCAGAAACTCCAATGGTTGATTCCATTTGTCCTAATCTGCCAGTCATCTCATCTGCTAAAGTTTTTAAATCCTTTACATCAAGGGTTGGTTTTAATTTTACAAAATCATCCATTGTTTGAAAAAATGCTCCAGCTTGTCTTCCTAATAAAGGTTCTAATAATTTTTTATTTTTTAAAACCTTACCTGCAAATTTAGATGGGTTTATTATTCCAGTCATAGCGTCATCTACAGAACCTTCTGCTGTATCTTTTATATAACGACGTAAAATTGTTTTTGTAAATACTCCTCTTTCAGCTTCTGGTACAGCATTTATAAAATCCTTCATATCTCCAGTTTTATGTATTTTAAATACTGCTTCATAAACATCACCTGGGTCCATACTAGAATTCTTAATGTTTTGTACAACAGCGCTATCAAAAGGTTTATGGCTATTAAAGTAAGCGGCATTTTCATTTCTAAGGTCTTTTACCACTTTTGATAAAGCATCCCTTTGTGTCTGCGTTACTTTAGCTCCAGACTTTGCTATAACTTGATTAGGTAAATCTGTCATTGTTTCATCTATTAGCTCTACCATTCTCTCTATTAACTCACCTTGCTTACCGCCATTCAGAGTAACTTTAATTAGTCCTGCACCTTTTAAATCACTTCTAAAACTTATTAGGTCTTGCATTGACACAATTCCATTTTGTTTTTCTAATACTTTTTTTAATTCTAAAATTAATTTAAAGTTAGCATCGTCACCTCTAGCAGCCAATAATTTATTCATATCAAATGCTGAATTTATTTCCCTTAGCATAGGAGAAACATTTATTTCAAATTGGGGATTTAATTTTTTTATTCTTGAAAATATTTTTTCATAATTATCTCTATGACCTGTTTGTATATCTTTATAAGATTGAGCAATGGTGTTTTGAATGTTCTCACCTAATTCTTTTTGTCCTTGTAATGCGGAGCTACTAAATCCTCCAGTTTGCAAAGACATGTCTTCTATTAAATTATTCAAAGCTTGGCTTATTTCTTTTTCTTGTGTTTCTAAATTACCTCTTCTTGTTTTTAACTCTGCTATTACTTTAGAATCTGGAAGATCATTTTCATTTTTATAAAGTTTACTTTGCTCTGAAATCTCAGCTTTTCTCTTAGCTATTTTATTTTTTAACTGAGCTAAGGCATTTAAATTATAATCAATTAAACCTTGTTCTCTTTTTACTTTTCCAAATATAGTTTCACCAGCCGCCTGCATTCTTGCAGGAATGGCCCTTTCTAAAGCCTTTTGACTTGCAACCCCTCCAAGACCGTCATATCTAACAACCTCTCCTCTTTTAGATGCAGCTTTTATATCTGCTTCAGTAGCTATTCTTCCAAGTCTTCCGTCTAATTTAATGACATCATCCATACTAAAATTATTTGCAACAACCCAGAAATCTCTTGTTCTTTCCACCCCAGCTTTTCTTCCAAAAAAAGCTCCAAAAGCTTTGCTTCCAAACTCTCCTATACCTTGTCCCACAGCTCCAATTGCAAATTCAGTTCTTAGTAATTCTGCAGTTTCGTTTGCATCTTTATCTCTAAATCCTTGTGCGGCATCTAAAGCTTCTTCTGCGCCTTTACCAGTTGCTCCACCCAGTCCAGTACCAATAACTCTACTTAGCATTGGGCTTTTGAATAAAAGTTGAAGACCTTTGGCGACTCTAAAATAAGGATTTAAAGCAAGAATTGAACCAGCGATAGGTCCAACAGCTCCAGAAAAATCAGCCCAATCTCCTGCAGAACCAAACTTTTCTTCATCTATAACAATATTTTTAATATCGTTATATTTATCTTCGTCCATCAATCCCTTATCTATTAATATTTTTTGGCCTTCTGGGGTAATTGCAAATTCATTTTTGGTTGTTCTTGTATAACCTTGCTTAGTTACTGCAGCTGTTAATACCCTTTCTTTTTCAGATGTTTTTTCCTGCCTTCCTAGCCTTGCTCTTAATGAAGGAACGTTTATGCCAGTTTCATAATCAAAATAAAGTTTATCAAAAAGAGGAGATGCTTCTTTTTTTACCATCTCTGATTTAAGTATTCTTTCCGCTTCCTCTTGAGAGTTAGCTGTAATTGGAACAGTTAAGTCATCTGTTAATTTAAAATTATATATTTGCATTTTTATCTGTTAAATTCTTTTCTGTAATCTACGTCTACTACTTTTCGTCCACTTTTAGACATAAAATCATCTGGGTCAAACTTAAGTATTAAATCTATTAAATCTTTGTTCTTGCTTATAACTATTGATTCTCTTCCAGTTATATCAAAATAGTCT